GCCGGAGGTTCGGCTCCTTTCTATTGTTGTTTTTCTTCGACTGTGCTAAAATATTGTCGAAAGGTGGTGCTTTTATGGTAATTTTTTGTAAATCTGAATCTATCGAACCTGCGAAATATAGCGACAGAACAATAAAAATAGATACTGTCGCAACCTGCCCTATGTGCAAAACTTCTATCAAGCCAATACAATTACACTCTGTTTTTAAAATCAAAGGTTCTACTATATATGTTGAAAACTTTCATTTTTGCCCAAGCTGTGATCATTCTTTTATTTCTCGCTACGAGGGATCAGTAGACAGCGGTGGCCAACAACTTGATCCTCTTTCATTAAAATCATGCGAACCAAAACAATTTAAAAAACAGACATTCGATCAAAATCTAAATGAATTATCACCTCAATTTGTTAAAATATATAATCAAGCTCTTGCTGCAGAGGTATCTGGTCTTGATGAGATTGCAGGTCTTGGATATCGAAAATGCCTTGAATTTCTTGTTAAGGATTTTGCAATTCATGAACATTCAGATTCTGTAGACAAAATAAAATCCATGCCTTTATCTGCTTGTATTAGAGACTACATAGATGCTCCAAATATTAAAACTCTAGCAACGAGATCTGCCTGGATAGGCAATGACGAAGCTCACTATATCCGCAAACAAGAAGATCGTGATGTAACAGATATGAAATCCTTTATCCAAGCAACTGTTTACTTCATCAGCATGATTCTTATCACAGAAGATGCGGCAACTATGGAGCCAAAATAGATTCTTTTACCGCCTTTGTCTCATGCTCAATCGCAGAAAGACAAAGTTGTGTATCCATTTCAGCAAGGAAATTTCCTTCAAGATCCCAGTACTGAACAACATCACGTACTGGGTCTTTTTCTGTTCCAAGCCCTCTTTTTGCCTTTGTTTCAATTACCTGAATTACTTTTGCACTTTCAGTTCCATCTGGTCTAACCATAATTATCTCCTTCCTTGATTTCCATACGAAAAACTATTATTATAAGTTTGTAATTAGCGCCATATACATTACTACTCACAATGTTTTTATCCTGTTGCTCCGTCATGTGGTCGAACAACCTAAAAGGTAACATGAGTTTTAGATTCATACTTTCAGGAGGTACGATTATGACAATACTTTCAACATTACAAAAAGTTTCAGCGGGTGCGGGTGTGTGTGGGTTGCACGGAACCAATGATTCAGGAGCCTAGGTTGAGTAGTATTTTTTGGACACCGAGGGGTTCGACTCCCCTCAAGCCCACTTATCACATAAAATCTTCTAAGCTCATTTGCCCCTTGCAATTACCACCGATCGTTGTCGGATCCCAGCCAACTCCAATGTAGTCCAGAACCTTCGCCCATCCATAGTCGTTCCCTTCCTTATCCTTGCACATATGGAACATCAGATAATCCCACTCTTTTGGGTTGCTCTCATACACCAGGTCAAACCGATGCGGCCGTTTCTCCATGTGGATTCCAAAACCGCACATACTGCATCCGGTACGCTGTGCCTTTGTTGTGTAAAGCGTTCCATCCGGTTTTTTCTCGATAGTTCCATAAATTTCTGGAATGATACTTTCAGGCATTTCGAAACTTTTTGATAATCTCCCCTCTTTCGAGAGTTTTGCATGATACTTTTCTTTCAAACCAAGTTTCCACATCATATCCATTTCCAAAGCAAGTGTTAAAATATCCTGTCTGTGGAATATCGCAAATGGTGCTGATCTGATCGTGGATGCTCCAAAATAGTTGCAACCATTCATCCTCAGGCTCCTGGCACGTCTGCCACCCTCGGATGCCATCAAACCTAAATACGGTACACTTTTATGTTCCTTGCCCCAATCGTCGCAATTCTTTTCTTTGAGGTAGTAACAGCATTTCGCTGATACCGAGAAATCCGGCTTCTGGAAGTCACACCCTTCGGTTTCGTTCTCATATCCGCCGAACAGTTTTAACCACCGCTGATTGAGCTGCATTTTTGAATCCTTCTGCCAACCACCATATTCCCCGGTCTCTCCCGTTATGATCGCGTGTCTAACGGTCTTATTCTTTTCTGTTGGATTCTGCAGCAATTCGATTTTCCCTGCGATCTCCTTGGATATGACCGGAAAGCCGAATTCCTGTATAACTTTCGGTTTCGTCCATCTTGTCCCATCATCCCGCATGAGCGGCGGCACATTTATAATTCCGATTGCTTTATGTACCCTCTGGATGCTTCGATCTTCCAAAGTTGATGCTGATACTCCCGGAACATCAATCCCGCATACCTCATGGAGAAATATGTATAAAATAATGCTATCCAAACCACCTACAGATACATGGCAGTTCAAACCACGCTTGTCGCACTCTGAACGGAACTCCTGTGCTCTGATCTGTGCGTATTTTCTTTTAAAGCTATAATCCTGCTTTTCTTTCTGCATGAATGAAGCGATTTTTCATAAGCTCCCAGCCGCTTCATCCTTTCTTTTACTGATTCCATTTGTTTTTGAAGTAAAGAGCTCTTTTACGCTGGCCAGCAAACCTCTTACTCCTTTCGACTTATTTTTTCTTTTTCCTTTTCTGCTTAAACTTGAAAACATCATTTTTCTGACGGCTTACCATGCTGCGGTAGCCGTTCATCTTACTGGCTCTGCTTTTGCTCATCTACTCCACCACCTTTCACGATTGCAATTACATCTTCCGTTTTAATTTCACCGCGTTCCCTGATAGACAATTCTTTAATTTGCTTCACAACCTTGTCCGGGTCGTAGACAGTCGGCTGCATATCAATAAAATCAAGAATTGCTTTCATCTGACTTTTGTTGTAATTCCGTCCATTGAACTGCAAATTGTTTGCGTCAATCAGCCTCATCGTTTTTCATCTCCTTTTTTCAAACAATTAAAAATCTCATGTCCAATCATTGCTACAACTGACAGAATGCAAAAAAGTTTAACTCCAAATTCTGTTAGAATATCTAGCCTAATAGATATAAGCATTAGTAGCAAGAAATTTATGTACGATTGAAACATCATTCTTCACCATTCCTTTCAATTTTCCTGCCGCATACAGGGCAGAATTTAGACAGTTCAATTCGAAACGCATCTATTCCGAAATCATATCCGCAACACTCTGTAACTCCATCAATTATCCGCGTTTTTTCATTGTTTCGTTCCACAGCCGCCCGGCATTCTTCCGGTGTGCCGATCGCACGGTACTGTTTTAACTCTTCCATCCATTTTGCAAGCTGTTCATGTTCCTGTGCGCACTGCAAACAATCCGATTTGATATGAACATTAACACTATCCTTTGGTGATAGTTTGGCTTTTCTCCGCTTCTTTTCTGCAACCTCTCTTGCGTGTGATATAGCTTCATCAATCGTCATGCCTACACCTCCAACAGTTCCGGATTGTCAAATGTGTTCCCGATAACCTCATACGGATAGTTTTCGAACACGAGATCTTCTTGACATAATCCGGGTTTCATTCTTGTTTCGTCCCCCTCTTTCACAATAGGCTCCACGAAGAAGCCTATGTTTTTATAGCCATACACGCCCTCATTCCAATCATGTTCGCCATATTTAACCAGCCCCATGTGTTGCCACTCGCACCAATGTTTTTCCGTGGTTTTCTGCAGCAAAATGTCATTCTCCCAAATCAGCTTGCCGTTCTTGTCCTTAAGTCCGGTGCACTGGCAGATGGTGGATGGGTTTACTCTTACCGTTTGGCTGATGCTTGGTTTCTTAATATCATCAACCTTTTTGATCTGCCAAAATCTGTTTTTTTCATCACCTGCGAATGGAACAAGAAACCCTTCTACCCATTCACCGTTACCAATCCTTTTGCCACGACATAAAAATCTATTTTCCATGTTCGCCCTCACTTTCTGCACATAACCACTTCATAGCACATTCTTCTGTCTTTTCGCATTCTCCACGATGAGCCATAGTATTTTTTATGCATTCTTCCGTAGGCTGACAGATAAAGTCAGAAACCATCGGCAAATACATCGCAAGTTCTTCGTCCGTCATGCTCCGGATCTGGTCTGCATTACTCTTTGGCTTACATGCTACGTTTCTCATACACTCGACCATACCTGCCTCCTAACTAAACGACGCTTCTGGTTCTTTTTCTGGATGAATATAACCACCATCATATTCCTCATCAATAATGATTACGGTTCCGGCTCTGGACAATCTCAAAAGCAAGACATCAAATTCACTCAAATTTCTAAGTGACGAAATTGTCAAATCCCTATAGGTAGAAAGCGTATACGGTTCTTCTTTGCCGCTATCCCATATCCACTTTGACACAGGAATTTCTACATTCAACTTTTCGTCATGCTCGTTTTCAAATGTGATAACTGCTCTCTGTGTGCTACTCCATGATGGCTTATCTTCCAACTCAAACCTCATTTCACATTCTACTGATTCATAAGAAACACCATCATCGTAATCAATGCCTAAGTCGTCTGTGTCGATATCCCTTTCACATTGCTTAATCCATGCTTTGAACAAATCCGTGAGTTTGATTTCTTTCTGCTCCGGCTCCATCATAAGGTTTTTAAAATTCTCCAAAACCTTTTTATTTCCGATACAGAAATCCGAATTAACAATCTCTGTTAAAACAGAATCAAGTTTAGGAAGATATTCCGAAAAATCATAAGTCTCAATATATGGGACCATGATTTCTTTTACCTTTTTCTCGATTGCAGCTTTTGCATCTCCCCAGCGAAAAGCATCTTGTATTGCATTTTCTAACGCATTCGCGAATTTTTCTTTGACTATTTCGCTCACTTCATCCGAAGATAGACTCTCCTGTGCTATTTTCAATAATTCTTCTTTCATTTTCTCTGTCTCCTTTTTCCACACCATATCGGACTATTTGCCACCTTCTGCTCAATCAGACGCATACTATCAATGCATAATCGTCGGTACCCGTCCTGCCTTTCTTTCTGCACCAAAATACATGATTCACACTCATCACAATGAGGAAGGTTGCTTTTAATCCTCGCTCTATAATCCCTTTGCTTTTGCCTGTACAATTCTGGATTTACCGCCCATCTGCGCCGTTTAAGCAACGCTGCAATATCATTTTGTTCCATTTCGCAATCCGGTTCCTCACACTCTGTGCAGTTTGGATATTTGCAATCTTTCATTCTTTGATCCTTTCTCGGGCGGCAATCGCCAAGGTAAACCAACATAACTTGTGATAACTATTGGCAATCTTCGCGTTCCTTTGCGTTAGTAGTTTCTTTTGCTTTCGCTGGTGTTTCAACCGTCCATCAGCTTCCGGATCATGTCCTCCTGATGCAGCTCTGCGATATGATCCCGCACGCTTTCTTCCGGGAATGCGATCTGGTAGGTTCGCTCCTTGATCCGGTTCGTGATGCGGTCATCGTACTGCAGCGTTTCCAGAGATTCATTACTTGTGAAAATCGTCACTTTCCGGTTTATATAACGCTCATTGATGATCTGGTACAGCTTGTCATTGATCCAGTCTGCCGGCCGTTCCACTCCGAAATCATCAATGACCAGGATATCTGTGGTGCAGAGTTCATCCAGCAAACGGCTCTCACTGTATTCCGCGTCCCGCCGCCATGTATTCTTGATTTCCTGCAGGATGGTCAGTGATACCGCAAATTTGACTGCGTAGCTTTTCATCAGCTCGTTTGCAATCCCTGCCGCAATCCTTGTTTTCCCACTGCCCTTTGTCCGGGACCAGATAAACAGTCCCATCCCCTGCTCCCTCTGGTTCTCAAAATCCCCGAGGTACGCTTTTATGATCCGGCAGGCATCCGACACTTTCTTCCTGCTGTCCCGCTCCCGGTACACATCCATCCGAAATGTTTTCAGTTCCATTCCCCTAAATGTTTCCGGGATATCCGCAAACCGCAGCCGCCGCAACATGATCGCACGCTCCCGGCACTTACACGGCACGGCTGTTTCAATACCGTCCTTTTCGGTCAGAATCCATTCGCTGCCCTTGCAGACTGGGCACACATCAGAACCCTTCGAAACATCTGGAATATCCGCGTTCTTCAAGCAGTTCGTTGAGCGATTTTTCACGCGCTCCAGTATTCCGTTGATCATGTTTTTCATCTGCTGATCCATCATCCACTCCTTCCAGGTATTGCATAAACAGGTTTTCTTTCAAAAAGTTCTCCGGGTTCTTGATGTACCGGGCTGGTGTCTTTTTCCGCTGGCAGGCAATAGCATAATTCTCTGCCGCTGCAATCAGGCCAGCTTCCGACACTCCGGCATCAACCGCATTGCAGTATTCCGTCTCTGCCAGATAACCAATGCAGGTTTTCGGATAGGCTGCGGCAAAATCTGCAAACCGTTCCACGGGGGATATAGGGGGTGTGTTTCTTTCCTTCTTCCCTTCTTTCTTTTCTTCTATTGTTGTCGTTTGAATGTCGTTAGAATGTCGGTTGCCTGTCGGTTGCCTGTCATTTTGCTTGTCGGTTGTCTGGTACAAATCGTACTTAACCACTGTAAATACAGTAAATTTGTTTGTCGTTTTGCTTGTCACTTCGCCTGTCTTTTTCAGATGTGAAATTGCGGTGCGGATTTCGCGCTCCGTAAGCCCTGTTTCGCCCGACAGTTTCCCGATGGATGAGACAAACGATCCACGTGGAACCGTTGTCCCTTTGAAATTTCCATCCTTCCAGTTGGCTTTCAGAAGCATATGGATAAACAGCCGGGTTGTATTGATATCTGTGTACCATTCCCATTCCAGTAGCCCGCGGCTCAGCTTTATGTAGTTGCCATCCAATCACTCCACCTCCCGAATCAGCACTTCTCGCCACCTTTCAAATGTCATTTTCATTCCGCCTTCACAACAATTCCATACACCTTATACATCTGCCGGAACCGGATCACTCCCATCTGGTGAGCAATCGTATGGTGCTCCCTGCACAGGCAGATCTTCTTATAACCCGAATCATCCACCTTCCGGCGGTTATTTCCCATACCGATTGCATCTTCATGATGGATTTCCCCATCCTTGCCGCAGATGGCACACTTTTTATGCATTAGGCAGTAATACAGATACCGCCCGATATCATCCGTCCGGTCAATCGCATTGTCTGAAAGTGGGATTCCCCACTCTAAAGCAAATTCCAAGATCGTATTGATAAACTCCCGCGCGGTATCCATCGAACAGTTAGAAAGGCTGAAATAAGGATCTCCTGTACGGATCATATGCTCATACTTCATCCGTTCCTTCATTTCTTCCGGTGGATAGCCTGTCCAGTCTGCAATATCCCGGATCGTTGCATATGCTTTCTTCCTCTGCTCCGCAGAGATATGCCGCCCATCATCAAAGCGGATCTCTGCATTCTTGATCTTCTTTCTCTGGAGCAGACCACCAAGTTTCATTCCCGGAACGGAAACAACAAGATCTGTTCCATCACTGTTTTCCCGGTACTGCTTCACATCTACTATCGTATACATCAGTCATCACCATACTTCGATTTCAGACTGTTCAGCATTGTACCAACATCTTCTGCTGATAAACTGTCCCAAGTCTTTCCGTTGCTCGTGATCCAGTATTCAAGATTCACCTTATGTTTGATGCACAGGTCTTTCAGTATCTTAATATTTGCCGGGCTCGGCTTCTCCTCATTCCGAGGAATGATGTTGTTAAAAGGCTGCATTTCTTCTTTGAGCCACAGGTTAAATCCAAGCCCCGTATGAATTGCCACACACTTTACAAAGGACCGGCACATACTGTTCCATACCCTCTGCTGGCTCATGGAATTATCCTTGACCGGATTGGAGCCATTCATCACCGGCGACTGCATTTCATACTCATTTTCATCAATTACAACCTTAATTCGTGTCTCATAACATCGATTTGTATTTCCTTTACTATCTGTGAAATCTTTTGAAACCATGCGCAAAGAACTTCCCGTTCCCTCATCCGGAATCGGCACCCAGTAAACTTTCTTTGCACCATTCTCATGCAGCAGATCAATACATTTCGCCCAATTTAGATACGTCATTCCATCCCGTTCCTGGCAATATGGAGTTACGTCAATTTTGTGCATTTCTTCCCACGATTTAAGTGCCATACATCATATCCTCCAACTTCATTTCCATCTGTCCATCCCTGCCACTTCTATATGCTGCAAGGATATTTTTATTGTTCTCCTTTTTCTTTTCCAGGCAATCACATGGTTCACCTGGATCAAGATATGCCCCACAATAGGGGCAGGGTCTGTAATACATCACACCACCTTCCGGAAGCATGAAACCATACAATCTTCACAGTAGATTTCTCCGCCAACGTCATAACAATAATCATCCTGAATATGATCCCCACAGCAGACGCACACCGGCCGTTGTTCCAGCCATTCGTCCTGCTCATCCTCATGCATCCGGAAGAAATCATAATTATCCGGGATCGTTTCCATTGTCGGCTCCTTCCTGCAGCAGATCATAAATTGCCTTTGCTTCACCTTTTTGCAGCAGGTCATAGATCCAGTCCGCTGTCTCATCATCCTGTCCGTCTATCAGTGCCGCATAGATCTGCTCCATCGGCTCGTCCATAAGCGGACACGCTGCTTCGGTGTAAATAAATGATCCTGCATTGTTCAGAATCTTTTCTGCGTCCTTGCAGTGCAAATACGCACTTACAAGCGATTCGATTTGACGTAAATTCATATTTTTCACTTGCACATTAAATATATTTCTTGTAAAATAAAGGCATAGCATTTTTAATGCTTATTTTTCTTTTGTTTCCCGAGAGAAACACCCCCCCAATTAGATGGAATCATTGCTTTGGTCGGCTGACTCCATCTTTTTTATTTCCACATCCAACACTTCCTTGAAATCCCCATCATTTTTCTTTTCCTTTCGCGAGTACGTGAGATTCGAAGCTTTATTCGGATATTGCGGATACATACGCTTTATTCCACTGATGTGCATTTTTCTCCTTTCAACTAGCTTTCCGTAGCTGCTGTATGCGACGCTCGGTTTCCTTCCGCTCTCTTTCCACTCTCTCGAGTGTGTATGCCACATGTGCGATCACCGCGCCAGCAATTACCATTCCTGCGGCAATTATCCAGCCAACTCCTTCCGAGTCCATCGCAGTTGCACCAAACATCATAATTGCGACTCCTATTTCAAAAGCTCTTTGTTTCATGTTTTCTCCTTTATAGCTTGTCCGCACAGCCACCACAGTGGCTACTCTACGCGCTTATAACCTGCGCCAAGCGCAAACTTGTCACACAACTCATCAATTTTGTTCTGAGGTATATCCTTGGGATCAATTTGTTTCCATTCACCGGTTTTAGAATCGATCACAAAGGTTCTGTATGTAGCTTTCTTTGGATATCTTGCCATAAGCCCACCTCCTGTTAATAGGTTATTAACTGTGCCTGTACGCGGTTCTTAATTTTCTGAATCTTCCATTTGTGATATAATCTCCTTACAGGACGTTGCCGCGTCCGAGTATTATGAAAGGAGCTATTCCAGATGATCAAAATAATTGATGTAAATTGTCCTTACACCAAACGATCCCAACAGATATCGGTCGACTATTGTTATGTACCTGTTATGGGAACTCTACAGAAAAACTACAAGAAAATGTCGTATGAATGTCCCATGTATGATGAATGTCCACCTGATTTAAAAGATCAATATGGTGGATGTTCCGCGTATAACAGTCTTCCTGTTGCTATCCACGATTAGTGTCCCCGGCATTGCACACCGATATTTTTACGCTTGACTGGCTTATGATCGGATCAAGGTTTTTGAGCCAGTCAAAATCTTTACATCTTCCTGCTTCCCATATCTCACAGTTACTCCCGCACACTTTTCCCAGATCCGCGATCTCTCCGTTTGTCGATTGTGCCAAAAACTCTCTAATGTGCTGTGTTGTGCAATCCATAGCTAACTGGATCTCATTCGTTGATGGCGATTTCAATTTACTCATCTCCTTATGTTTAATATGAAATATTATTTTTGTAGCCTAATTTTCTACCCTTGTTGTCCTCCATAATCCGTGCTATTCTTTCCTTACAGGACATTGCCGCGTCCGAGTATTATGAAAGGAAATTTTCATATGAATAATTTTATTGAACCAATTACCATTCGTAATTATGACTTGGCTGACTGGAAATACGAAAAAATTCTTGAGCAAATTCATAATTTTGAAGCATCCCTTGATGAAGATCATGAAATTGCGCTCCGTTTAACTTCATTCGGGACATCAGTCACCATGATTGTCACAAGTCTCGGTTATCAAAACCCTGATATCCTCTATTTTTATGGTTTAGTAAATGGAAAAAAGTCCCAATTAATTCAGCACGCCAGCCAACTCAATTTCTTACTCACATCTGTTGAACGTGAAGATAAAACTAAACCCGCAAGAAGAATAGGTTTTGCTAATCCCAATGATGCTTCGGACCAGCTTTAGAAAGCAATTTTTGTCTTTCTAGCCGGAAATCACAAATGGCATCTACTTTTTTCTGCTGGCTTTGAACTTGCTTTTCAAGGTCAGCGGTTCTTTCTTCAAGTGATTTCCATTTTTTCTTTGAAATCCACACGTTCTCACTCTCCTTTCTGTTGCGGTTGATTTCTTCATATTCATAATTTATAATCACCTATATAAATCCAAAGGAGAATTACGTTATGAATATGAAACAAAATAAAAATTCTAAATTTGTATCAATACTCTCATCTCTAGCAATTGGAATCGCTGGATCTTTTCTATGGGAATTCATTTGCTCTCCCCTATTTCACAGTGTGTTTAACATTGTCTTTTCAGCACCTGCAAAGGTTTCATCTTTTATAGGCAGCTGGTATGCGACAAAAATATCATCAGTCAGCAATGAATATCTTGCGATCGAACTCCGTGCTTTTTTATTTGTGTTTCTACTGCTTCTCTTTATGCCAAAACTGAAAAAAGCTTTTCATACAATGCCATTCGTCATTAAATCCATAATCCTTTTCTGTTTGGCAATAGATCTTTTAACTGATATACAGGTTTCGCAGACTGCATCCCGCATTGAACACAATATCGAAATTGTCTCACCGTATATTACAGATCAAGAATATAAGGTACTAAAATCTAACTCATATTCAATGAAAACTATGGATGATTATAATTTGTTGAATGAAGCACTAGAAGATGTTGCCGAACAACATCATTTACAACTTCATTAACATCTCTCCGATACACCAGCCGATAACAAACACAACTGCGTATAACAACCACTCTTTTTTCTTGCTCACGTTCTCACTCTCCTTTCTGTTACGGTTTAACCGTAATTTGTGGGTAAAAAAATAAGTTCACTATAAGGCACGCCATATACCTGCTCCATCTTTTGAATAATAGGAACATCTGGATATGACTTTCCTCTTTCATAGTTGCTAAGTGTATCTGGTGTAATTCCAATAAGTTTTGCCGCTTTTACTTGCGTCAATCCCTTATTTACCCTCGCACTTTTTAGCGTAATTGCCATTTTTTATCGCACTCCTTTCGTTTTGTCTAAAATCACTATACTACGGTTTAACCGTAATGTCAACGGTTTTTTCGTAATTTTTTTAGAAATATATTGATTTTTTTACGGTTTACTCATATAATTTAATTACATCAAGTAAGAAAAGAGGTGTCTACATATGAGTGGACTCGGCAACAAAGAAATAATGGCTAAAAACATTCGACATTATATGGAGCTCAAAGGTAAAGATCGAAATCAAATATGTAAAGATTTAGGCTTTAAATACACAACTTTTACAGATTGGATAAACGGAAATACCTATCCAAGAATCGACAAAATTGAATTAATGGCTAATTATTTTGGAATTAACAAAGCGGATTTAGTCGAAGAAAATGAGTTATCCGCAAAGGATAATCGTGACATAAAAAAAGATCTTGACAATATCATGGAAAAATTAACATCTAAAGAATATGGTCCGGCTGCATATGACGGTATGGATCTATCAGAAGAATCAATGGATTTATTCCGTGATGAATTAGAAATTGCTTTAAAACGTTTAAAACTTATTAATAAAGAAAAATATAATCCAAATAAGAATAAAAAGTAGGTGATGATTCTTTTGGATAATAAACAGATAAAACGAATTGTTTCCTATTACTGTAAAAAATATAATACAAGAAATCCATTTGAAATAGCTGATCGTCTCGGAATATTATATCAGATAGGAAATATTGGATGTTCTGGCTGCTATATGTTTTTAAAAAATCATAGATACATATTCCTTAACCAGAAATTGCCGAAACATGAATTGAAAATGGTAATGGCTCACGAACTCGGACATGCTATCATGCATCGTAAAGAAAATTGCTACTTTATAAGGAACAAAACTTTAATGCTTACATCCAAGATTGAAATAGAAGCAAATACATTTGCTGCAGAACTGCTCATACCAGATGAATTAATTTTAGAAAACCCGTGTGTACCAGCAGATCAGATAGCAAGTATTGCAGGATATTGTGAAGAAATTATGAAATTCAAAAAATTATAAAATAATAACAGAAAGGAAACTATGTTTATGAAAAAAATTAAAATCTTTTTTATCACACTTATACTTATAATGTGCTCAAGTCAATCCTCATTAGCTTCTGCTGCTCAAAAACATTATGTAATCAATGCTGATGTCTACTATGAAATCCAGCGTGGAGAAAACCTACCTTTATATGTCATTGGTTATAAAAACAGTTCAAAAGTAAAATGGAAATCTTCCAATCCGAAAATAGCATCTGTTAATAGTAAAGGTGTAGTAACTGGAAAAAAGGGTGGAAATGTAGTTATTACAGCAACCATTGGAAAGAAAAAATACAAAACGGAAGTCGATGTAATATATGGAGAAGAGATAATATACGATAAAGATATAAATTCTAATAGTAAAAACGATTCACTTTATGATGAGCCTATAGCAGTAATCAATTATGACAAGAAAACACTGTCCTCGGGAGAAACTGTCCAATTAAAAATTGCTGGAACAAACAAGAAAATAACTTGGAAATCTTCCGATTTGTCAATTGCTACAGTTTCAAAAAAGGGAGTTGTTACAGCGATTTCCCCGGGCAAAGCTACAATTACAGGTAGTTTTAAAGAAAACGGGTATATTTGCGAAATCGATTGCAAAATTACTGTATCTTCTCCGTGGATGAGTGAGAAAGATCTCTCAAAATATTATAATGTAGACTTTTCCACTGATAAAAGTGATATGATTTATATTTCTGGAGATTCATCTGATAGTCTGGATGGAATGGTACCATCTTATTACTTAAAAGATATTCCCTCATCTCCACAAATAGATGTAATTTATGGAACAGAATTGCATTACAAATGGGACGGAGAAAAGTTTTTATTCAATGTCGATGATTTGAAGAATTTAGGAATAATTAAAAGTTCTTCTAATAAATAATTTAATATAAAAACCGCTCCAGTGCTGGAACACCAGAGCGGTCAACATTGCTCCGAAGATACAATGCCCTAGACAAGCATATTGTATCATTCTCGGAGCAGCTATGCAAGCGGAACACCCGTTCCACGCTGGCTGTTATTTTTGTACCCAAAAACATACACTATAGAGAAAGAGGTGTAATATGCCATGAAAGAAACCTTATCTGAACGCAAAACCGGCGCGATCTACATCCGTGTATCCACCGACAAGCAGGAAGAACTTTCCCCGGATGCGCAGCTTCGTCTGCTGATGGATTATGCGAAAAACAACCACACCGATATCCCCATGGAATATATTTTTCAGGATAACGGGATCTCCGGTCGGAAAGCAAACAAACGTCCTGCATTTCAACAGATGATTGCGCTGGCGAAGTCCAAAGAGCACCCGATCGATACGATCATCGTGTGGAAATTCTCCCGTTTTGCCCGGAATCAGGAGGAATCCATTGTGTACAAATCACTCCTGAAAAAGAACAACGTCGATGTGGTGAGCGTGTCCGAGCCACTTATCGACGGACCGTTTGGCTCCCTGATCGAGCGGATCATCGAGTGGATGGACGAATACTACTCCATCCGCCTCTCCGGGGAAGTGATGCGCGGCATGACACAAAATGCGCTGCGTGGACATTATCAAGGGGATGCCCCAATCGGCTACCAGTCCCCGGGCAATAAAAAACCTCCGGAAAAAGATCCGAAAACCGTACAGATCCCGATCATGATGAAAGATCTACTGCTCTCCGGTTCTTCCCTGCTGCAGATTGCACGAAAACTCAACGAGCATGGCTACCGCACGAAACATGGAAACCTCTGGGATGCTCGCGGCGTGCGCTATGTACTGGAAAATCCATTTTATGCCGGCATCTCCCGGTGGAACTATACGGACCGAGGGCGACAACTAAAACCGGCAGATGAAGTTATATACACCAAAGGCAACTGGGAACCTTTGTGGGATAAAGCCACTCTGAAAGAAATCCAAAAACACCTTGCCATGAATATGCGAAAAACAAAGTCCAGAGATGTATCCACCGCCAAACACTGGCTGAGTGGCCTGCTGATCTGCTCCTCCTGCGGTGGCACGCTGGCATATTCCGGTACAAAAAACAGCAGAGGTTTCCAATGCTGGAAATACACAAAGGGATTTTGCAACGAATCGCACTACATAGGCATCCGCCCCATTGAAAAAATGGTGATTGAATATCTGGAAAGCATCCTGCACTCTCCTGCAATCGTTTATACGGTAATCTCCTCTGCCTCCGCTGATGCAGACTCCAAACTCGCGGATCTTGAAAAGCAGTTACAAAAAGTGGAAAATAAAGAAAAGCGGATCAAAGCCGCCTATTTGAATGAGATTGACTCATTAGAGGAATACAAAGCGAACAAAGCCGCGCTCTTAAAAGAACGTGCAGCCATTGAAAAAAATATCAAACTGCTGACGATTTCAAACACCGACATGTCTAAAGAAGAAATGGACAAAAAAATGAAGCAGAACATTTCTGCTCTGCTTACAGTCTTACAGGATGATTCCGCAGATTATGTCCAGAAAGGAAACATGATGCGGAATGTCGTTGACCACATCGTGTTTGACCGCGGAAACACAAGTCTCGATATGTTCCTAAAGCTTGTAATTTAGCGGGTTTCAAGGCATTATAGGGTATTACGATACGGTGGTCCCGATGGCGAAATGGGTGCTTCCATGCGCTATCTGGCCCAGCGGTTTTCTTTTGCAAATCCGCGGATTGCCGGTGTACTTACCGACATCGGAACCGAGGAACTTGCTCACCTCGAAATGATTGGTGCGATTGTTCGCCAGCTGACGCGCGGACTTTCCGCCAAAGAACTGGAAGCTTCCGGATTTGCACCATATTATATTGATCACACCGCAGGTGTCTGGCCGCAGGCTGCGGGTGGAGTTCCATTTTCCGCTACCGAATTTCAGTCAAGCGGTGATGCCATTGCTGATCTGGTGGAAGATATGGCAGCAGAACAAAAAGCAAGAAAAACGTATGACAATATACTGCGTCTGGCAAAAGATCAGGAAGTTGCTGATCCGATCCGCTTTTTGCGCGAGCGTGAAATTGTGCATTTCCAGCGTTTTGGCGAGGCTCTTCGTCTGCTGCAGGAAGAACTGGACAGCAAAAACTACTATGCTTTCAATCCCAATTTTGACTGTATGCAAAACACTACACGATAAGACAGGAGATAGCCGCCCCTTTCACACCGGGCGGCTATCTCAAAAAAAAACACAATAAATCACTATTATTTTTACTTAAATACCGGATTCATTGCCTCAATCTTGCGGATGATCTGCTCCAGCTGATAAGCATTGTTTCCGAGCTTGCTCATATTTTTGAGAGCCTCACCCTTCATCTCATGGATACTTCCCACACTGTACTCCATACGTGCCCGCAGTTTCTGCCGCCTTGTCAGCAGTTCATGCTTCAGCTCTACCATCTCCCGGCTGTCGACCAGCGCATTTGCATGTGTCAGCCATACACGGGTATCATACATCCGCAGCCGTGTCAGATACTGCAGAAGATTTTGCGTATAATAATCCAGATCATCACTGGTTTTACGGAATGTTTCCTTTTCCCGCGCTTCCTCCTGATACTGTCCATATAAAAATTCCAGTTCTTTCGCATTGCGGACATGATATTTTTCACAGATGAAATCCACCGCGTTTTTCGTATTGACATAGCGGATCTTTACCCGGTTCTCCAAAGTAATCGCCTGATTGCGGTTGACATCCGCCTGACGGATCTCTCTTGTGGAATCCTGATAACGGATCAAAATAAACGCGCCCGCTCCCACAGCTGCAAATCCCATAATGGTGAAAACTAGCTGCAGATCCCTGTTCAGATACCAGGAAAGTATTCCCACAAAAGCAAACAACGTAATAAATACAGCTAACAGATAGCATGCTGCGGTACGAGTTACTTTCTGTACCTTTGCGGAATCTGACCGCTGCATGGACCATTCCAGTTTTTTTCCTTCCAGATATGCCATATTTCTCTTGATCGCATCCAGATCTGCCTCATTGGCTTTCAGCCGGCGGATCACTCCCGGAAGATTCTCTTCTTCCTCCTGCATCTGCGCAAACTGCGTATCTGTCAGCCGGCGTTTGGTTTTCAGGAAATCGGTTCTTTGCTTTTCCAGCTTTGCAACCTGTGTGGCACACTCAAGAATCGGTTTACGCTCTGCGTCCGTCAGGTCTTCGAGAATCTGAATATCTGTCAGATAATTTGTCACCAGCTGATATTCCGATTTACTGTCTTCAATATCCTTAGACGCCTGAATCATCTGCTTGCACAAATCCACTACATATTTCTTTGCCTGCGCCGCGTCCGACAGATTCAGTTCTTTTACAATGTTCTTTGTCTCAAGCTTTGCATACTCGCTCTGATCATATTGTGAGAAACTTCCTGTCTCACTTTCTTTGTTCTTTTTTCTATGAAATAAATTTGAAAAAATCATATGTTATACCTTGCAGCTCCTTCGATACTCTTTCTTCCACTGAACAATCACATCCATTACTTCTTTCTTTGCCTTCGCCTTTTGGACACCCCCGGTCCGCTGCGCTAATTCTTCCAGATGGGATTCAAACTGTTCGAGTTTTTCGCTCTTACATGCGATGGAAATTTCATTTCTGATTTCCTGCTGCTTTCTCTCCTCCACCTGATATCTTTTTGCAATTTCCGCAAACGCTTCCTCATCATGCCTGCAGCGGCAGCACATCAGGCACTCCCGGAGAGATTCCTTTTGCTTATTAAATGCATATGCCTTCTCAAAGCAGCGCCCCGCCTCTTCAAACAAAAAGAGACGTGCATACGCCGTTCCGAGGTTATGCCAGATATTTCCCCGCAGAACCTCACCGGTTTCCTTCGTATCTGCTTCGTCTAACAGATGTTTATACCGGTAAATAGCTGCCAGATATTTTTCCTTCTCCATCAGCTGGTCTGCCCGGATCTTGTCACATTCAAAATCCGACTTCTGTTCCATTTGCCGGACCGCAAAAACGATCTCCTGCATTTCTTTCATGGTACAGTATGCCGTATCCTGCAATACGGCAAAAACAAAATCGGACAATTTTCCTTCTGTGCGGATATTCTCCCTGAGTTTTTGTGCGAGTTCGACACGATGCATCTGTTTTTCCACCCATGTACATAAACTCTCGCACATGAAGGAATGATCCAGAAGATACACATTTCCGGAAATATAATAGCTGAGTTCTTCCATGGAATATATGTTTATCCCGGTTTCCTCTATATAATAGGGCAGAGCCGCAATTGTTTCATGACAAAGTAATAATTCACCCAT